TAGCGAGTACCCGCAACACCACCGAACTCGACGAGATCGCCGGCTGTCATGACGTCGATGATGTCGCCTGCCGCCTTGTCGTACGGCGAAACGATCACCCCGATAACGCCGGTCTGCCCCGGTCCCGCCACCACTCGTCCGCTTGAGTTGAGTCCCACACCCAAAGGTGCAGCAGCTCCTGTCAAGGCAGCGTGGAGAGGCGCACGGAAACCACCAGCAACCGGCTGGTACTTGTCAATGCGTGCCATGTTTGGCGCGTATCCTTTCTTGGTTGAAGTTGGTGCTTACGCGTTGTGGCCGCTGCGGTTCAGCGCCGGGTACCTGTCCCGGAGCGCATCTTCGTCAGCGTCCTTCTGGGGCTTGCGTCCCCCACCGAACTTGGAACCGGACTTGTCCTCTTGCCCTTCGGCAATGATGAGATGAGGCTTTGCCTTGGCGAGTGCCTTGAGAGCAGCTTCGACGGAACTCTCGTCCACCGTGATGTCGTCCGGCTCATCTTCGTCTTGGTCGACTTCGATGGCCGAGCGGTCGATGAGCTTGAGTGCGTCGTCGATGTCTCGGAACTTCAGCTTGCCGCCCTGCTTGATGATCGCGTTGTCGACCGCGGTATCTCGCAGTTTGTTGGCCAGCTTCGTTGCCCGATCCGCTGCCTTTGTGGCCTCGTCTTTGGCCTTGTCCGTTTCCGACTTGTCTGCGTTCTCCTTCTCCTCCTTGAACTTCTGGAGCTCCTTGGCCTGCCTTTCAGCTGCCTTCCGAGCTCGCCGTTCCTTCTGGAGAGCGGATTTCAACGCATCGTTGCCGGTGTCCTTGTCCTTGCTTTCACCGCCTTCATCGTTCTCATCGTCTTCCTCTTCGTCGTCGTTCCCCTCGCCATCTTCCTTCTTCTTCGGCGGGTTCTCGTCTTCGAATCCTCGGATGACGAGGTTCTGAAGGTAGTAGGGAAGCATCCCCTTACGCATCTCGCGTTTCCTTTCGTCGTGGGCCTCTCGCCCGTTCTTGACAGTCGTGCTGCCAGATTCTTTGCCCATCACGGGCAGTGTGGTCAGACCTGCTTCACCAGGATGAGAATCAGGATGACCAGAACAATGATGACCAGGAGACCAACGATGTCGATCTGACCCCGATCATTGATCCACTTCTTCGGGATCATGCGTTCACCTCCGTACCCGACGACTCATTCGTCCGGCTCTTGTTGTTCGACCTGTTGCGGTCCGCCTTCTCTTTCGTGTCCCCCGCCCCGACTTTGCGACCACCCGGTCCTTCGTTGTCTGGATCATCCTCTTCTCCATCGTCGGAGGGAGCGAACTGCTGCTGAGTCTCGAGCATGGCGATGGCTTCAGCCACCTGCTCAGCGATGATCTCTTCAGCGATGTTGTCGGGGAAGATGTAGCCGAGCTTCTCCTCGAGCATCTTCCGGTAGTACGCCTTGCTGATGACCTTGCGGTCGAGCAGGTTGTTGAGCTCCTCGATGACCTTCGGTCGGTTCAGAGGAAGCTTCTCACCCAGGATGATGCTGAGTCGGACTTCAGTCCAATCTTGGCCCTCATAGGCCTTGACCCAGAACTTCCAGTCGTACCACATCTGGGTGAGCACTTCGACACCAGCAGTGTCACGGTGCTCGATCTTCGCCAGTGTGGGAACGAACTTCAGGGCAAGGGCGATTCCCGACTCGGCCGTGTTGGCGTCGATTCGACCAAGAGCCACTTCGCTTGTTCCAGAAGCATCCAGTAGCGCAGTCTCAAGGTAATTGACGTGGTCAAGGACTGGAGTGACGGAGGTAATGCCCTCGAGACGCTTGACCATGGTCGCGCCAGGCATCTCCCACACAGTGCCAGGAGCAACAATCCAGTCTGTTTCCCGACCATTACTGTCCTTTGGCCGACCTGCGTCCGTTGCGTAAACACCCAGACCAGTAAGAGCAAGGCTAATCTCCTCGTCCGAGATCGCCTGGTTGATTGCTTGGAAGATGCGCTCATAGCCCTTGAGTTCCGAGTTCCCGAAGTCGTACCCGTCGAACTCCGCATTGCGGAAGTGGTAAACGGGGATGGCCGTGATGTCCGAGGGCAGAGGACCCAGCGGAATCAGGTTCTTCACCAGCTTCGCCTTCTCAGGGTTGTCCCAGTCCTCGACTTCCCAGAGGTTCTCTTCCCTCCACACCAAGGGCGAGACCTTGATGCCGAGCTCATTGTACTGGTGCCAGTAACGCAGCACCTTGACCACCGTCTTGTCGGGGTCATCTGGGTGCTCCGAAAGCTCGACCAAACGAACTCCCGTGCGCTTCGTCAGGTCATCCGAGTCGAATTCGGGGAAGTAAGCCGCTGGATCGACTGAGTTCAACGACAGCCGGCGACCCTCATCCTTGTTCGGATCACCTGTGAGGTGAAAGACCCAGTCGCCTCGAATCACCCCAGCGTGCTTGGCCACACCGAACTTGCTGTAGAACCTCTCTCGGGCGACGAAGTCGTCGAGGAACAGTTGGAAGTCCGGGTGATCCTGGGCCTCGTCGATGACCACCCTCATACCCTTGAGCAGGTAGTGGGCCGTCGTGTCGACGATCATCTTCGGCTTCGGAACGTAGACCGCCCGACCATCTTCGTTACGGCGGATGAGCTTGAAAGCCTGGTCAACCGACCAGTACATCTTCTCGTAAGCCGTATACGCAGCCACCCTCTGGGCATCCGTTGCACTCAGCCACTCGGGTTTCGTCGTGCTAAACGGTTCGACCGTCGTGTAGGGTGTCAGGTCATTGTCGGTGTCAGTCGCCATCTCAGTTCCTCACCTTGGCTCGGCTCTGACGAGTACCTGATCCCTTGTCCGTCTCGAACGGGGAGAAGTAACCGTAGATAAACCGAGATAGGGCCTCAGGCCCATGGTTGTCCTTGTCCAAGGGCACCTCGGACTGGTTCTTCTGCTCATTCTTATGTTCGGGCCAGCGATAACCCTCCCGCATCTCCCATGCGAGGTGAGTACAACGATCCTTGTCGAACACAATCTGAGCCTGTTGCTCCTCCGGCGGCGCGTGCTCGGGTCGAGGCTTCAAGCGCGTACGGATCATTGCTAGACGTGTCTTGATCTCACCACCGGTACCTCCCACGAATGGGATACCCAGGTGACGATTGAGAATTCTCGAGTCGTCGGGGTTGTGTGGATCGGGGTAGAAGGCGACGCAGCGCTTCGTCCATGGGTGGTCCTTGAGAACCTCCTTGGCGATTCGCTCAGTGTCCATCTCCTTGATGTAGTGCTCCCCGAGAACGTAAACGTTCTGGAAAGGGTCCACCTGAATCCAGAGCCAGACAAAGTAGTTGGTGAACCCATAGTCGACCGCAGCATACAGCGGCCAATCTGGGTTGTACTGAATCCGCTTGAGGTGGATTTCGTCATCCCACTCGGCCATGACACGGCCGACTCGGTCTACAAATTCACCCCCGTACTGTCGACGGAACTCGTCTTCAGTGAGATCGTCCTCTGCTTCCAGGATTTCCGGGTCGTTTCGACCCCCTGGGAAGACAAAGGTGTTTGTCCAACTCGGCATCCGCCACGAGCGCCAAACCGGCTTCTCCTCATGGTTCAACCCCCGCTTGTAACCCCAGTACAGCAGCGAAGTATCGGTTGCGAGTTCGGGAACTCCAGTTGTCAGTGACCAACCGCGTTTGTCAGAGAGTGCAGGGCGAACGTACTCAGTGAACGTACGTCGATGGAGTCGACCAGCCTCAGCCATGAGGACGAAGTCAAGACCTTCTCCCACCAGACTGTCAGGATGCTGAGCCGAGCGACACTCAACGTCAAAGCCCCAGCTTGTCTGGATGTGCATGTTGCCGTTCTCGACGTTCTTGAGAAACTTGGGACTAACAGTATCGAGGCCCAGTTTCTTAAACGTGTCGTAAACGACGCGAAACTCTTTCTCGCAGTCGATGTAGTTGGGTCCAATGATCCAGCCACGATTTGCCTCCCCTCGCCGATTGCGAACGAAAGCCGTTGGCTCCACTTCTTTCCCGCCGAGAAGGGTCTTCCCCCACCTTCGGCCATTGCTCAGGACACGATGTCGATTCGAGGCGTAGTGCACTTGCACTTGGCCCGGATGTGGCTCATACCCTGTTTCTGCGAAGTAAACATCCTTTCTCAGGACACCGCCTTCGATTCCCGGCATGCTGGCGTTCAGAGCCGCCATTACTCACCTCAATCCTCGAAGTCGATCACCGACTCCTCGTTCTTGAACCCCAGCCATGCACGACGATTGGGTGGCGCTGTGATGTCCTCCGTCCCGGTGACATAGATCAGTCGCTTCCGCTCGTCAGCATCTAGAGGAGCATCGGGCTCCTTGGCTGGCAAGGTGTTCTCTCGGAACTCCCCGGTGAATTCGCTTCGTCCGGGGTAACTTGCACGATGTGTGGTTCGGGTCGCCATTGCAGCCTCCTAGAACTGAACTGCTTCTCCGGTCGGCAGCGTGACCACCAAGTACTGAAAGCCCGGTAGTCTTTCCCGCATATCACCTGGTCCCGGACCGACCACACCGCCGGGGTGCGTGTGCCAGATGATGAACTGTTCTCGCTGAAGAGTCTCGGCTTCTCGCCCAGTTCTCTCCAGATACTTGTCGATAGCGTTAATCAGATCCTCCGAGGCGACGACGTAGGACGTTTGTGGACTCGGTGATGTGTTCGGCAACCGCACCACCGTAGAGTCAGGGGTAATGACTCCGCATGCCTCGTTTGGTTCCTCAGCCTTGCCTACAAGGAGGATCTGACTAACGACCTCCGGACTCGCCCATGCTTTCTGGGTCATGTCCGATTACTCCTGTTGCTCGCAGCTCGTCTTCGACGGATGTAAGGTCATCCGGCGTCAGCAGCCCTTTACGAATGAGCGCCATTCGCAGTACGGGATCACCACCCGGGATCATCCGTACGTGTCCCTGCGATTCGCTCGTGCGAGCGGGCGATGATTCAGAGGGCGATTCATCACGAGCGACTAGGGCGACGGGGCCACCGATGGG